CAATTATATAAAGCTGGATTAATTGATCAAATAGAATTATTAAAGAAAACAGAAGTTGTAGATGTAGAAGGCGTGTTACAAAGAAAAGGTGAAATGCAACAAATGCAAAATATGATACAAGCACAAGCAGAAGAGATTAAAAAATTAAAAGGCGATTTACAAACTGCAGACAGAGAAGCAGTTCATGCTAAAAAACGTGTAGAAGTAGAAAAATTTAAGACTCAGCTAAAAAATGTCCAAAATAGACAAGAAAAAGCAGGTGAACTTTTTGAAGCTAGGTTAGGCGATAGAATGAAAGAAATCACCAAACTTGGACAAAAAATGGCAGAGCAAGAAATGGATCAAGGCGATCCAGATCAAAACCAAGATGTTGGTATATTAGACCAACTACAATAGATAGGATAAATAATGACAGAAGAAAATCAAACAAATGAAGGTGAAACCCAAGAAGCATTTGCTGAAGGGACATCTGAAGGTGTTACAGAAGATTCTGTTTTTGATGAGATCTTTGCTGAATCAACAGGTAATCCTTTTGAGGACGCACAAGTAGGAGATACCCAACAGGGTGTTGAACCTCAGCAAGAACAATATGTTCAAGAAGAATCTAATAATCCTGAATCTGATAGCTATAAATATTGGCAATCAGAAGCGGACAAACGAGCTTATGAACGGGATGAAGCGTTTAAAACGTTAGGAGTTAGTAATGTGGATGAGTTAAAGAATGTATCTCAAGAGATGCAGGACATACTTCCAATAGCTAAATACATTAAGAGCAATCCTGATGTTCTTAACGTTGTAGATAAATCATTGCGGGGAGAGCAGATTGGTGATCAGCGGGAGCCTGAAAATCAAAAAGCGAAACCAATAGAGAAACCTGTAAAGCCAGTTCGACCAAGTGGATATGACGAGATTGAAGCTTACCAAGATAATGAAAGTAGTTCATGGAAACATCGTGTAGAAATGGAAAAATATCGTGATGATATGATTGATTATACACAAAAAGAAAATGAATCACTTAAAAACTCAATGACTCAAAGAGAACAAGCACAAATAAGAAGTCAACAAATAGGACAATTGCAAAATGAATTAACAAATCGTGGTTATACACCTCAGCAAGCTGACGATTTTATACAGTGGGCAAGCTCAGATGATAGCTTTACAGTTGATAACTTAATACAATTGCATGGACAGATTAGAGGTATACAGACTCAACAGCCTGCACCTCAAAATCAAGAACTAGTTGATCCTCAAGTGCAAAATAAAGTTCAACAAATGATTCAACAAAGACAAAGATTGTCTCAGCCAGGACCAGTTGCTACTGCAGGTGGACCAGCAAGTCAGTCAAATAGAAGTGTTGAAGATAGAGTCATGGACGAAATGGTTGGTAATTTCAATAAGTTAAATCCCTTTTAATTAACGGAAAATCAATAAAGGGTAAATAAAATGAGCATTCCAAGCAAATACTCAAAAGATATTGGTGGAGCGTTAAATAGCAGTGTTTCGATTGATAATCGTAGACGAATATTTAATTTTGGAGAAAGAGTTGCAGAGTTAAATCCTGTTTCATCTCCATTCTTCACATATCTTTCAAAAGTAGCAAAGAAGCCTACCGATGATCCTGTATTCAAATTTCTTGAGCAGAGACATCAGTGGCAAAGGCGTAACTTTAAACTAGAAAGTGCACTAGGAGCGACAGCTCCTTCATCTAATGGTGTTGCTGCAGTTTCTAACTTAAAAATCATGGCAATGTATGATCAGTATGGAAGAGAACAAACTGTAGGTCAACCTTGTTATTTCATATTAGACTCAGGTGATTCTGTAGGTCAAATAATCCAGTTTGCTGGAGTATGGGAACCAACTACAGATAATACTGAGACAGATGATGTTAAAGGTATTATTGGCGTAAGGATTACTAACGTTGATAGTCATGTTGCTGCAAGTGGTTCTACAGATGGTTATACTCAGATTGATGGAGAAATTATTTCTTTCAATGGTAAGCCTCTCGATGCTAGTTATACAACAGGTGGAAACTTTGAAGCAGTAGATGGTGCTTTAGGTCAAGTAGTTGGGTCAGCTCACCCAGAAGGTGGTAAGTCACCAGAAGGTTGGGAAGACTTAATTTATGACAGAGAAGGATATTGTCAAATCTTTAAGACTGGTATGAATCTTTTCTCTGGTACTTCTATGGCTACTCGTTACAGAGGTGAAGCTGATGAGTTCAGACGCATCTGGAGTGACAAGTTAATGGAGCATAAGATGGATATTGAACATGCTATGCTATTTGGAGTTGGAGAGGCTGATGAAGCTTCTTCTGCTGGTCCAATACGTAAGACATGGGGTATTCTGCCTTATACTCAGCAGTATGGTAAGAACTTTGAGTTCTACTATGATGGTAGTAACAAAGCAACTTATGATGACTTTGTTGATGCTATGGAAGATTACTTTGCTCCAGAATCTGGTGCAGAAGGTGACAAATTAGTTCTTGCTTCTAGGAAAGTAATATCTTTCTTTAACAAGCTAGGTGCTGATTCCTTCCTAGGTAATACTGTTGGATCTTCAGCGTATAAGTTTGATTTGCAAAACATACAAGGTGCTTTCGGACATCAAGTAACTAAAGTAAATACAATCTTTGGTAACTTACATTTTGTTCAAGAGCCATTGTTAAGAGGTCTTTATGAAGACTACGCAATTGCAATTGACTTAAAAAACGTTGCATATCGTCCATTAATTGGTGGCGGTCAGAATCGTGATACTCACGTAATGACTAACATTCAAGGTAATGACGAAGACGGAAGAAGAGATATGGCTCTAACCGAAGCTGGTTTAGAGATTCAACTTCCTGAAACTCATGCATTAATGACGTTTAAGAACGCTAGTTAATAGCTGAACTGACACAATATAGAGGGAGGGTTTTCCTCCCTCTATAGTAAAGGTAATTATGAATTTAATAGAAAGAGTAGAAGATATAATAGGAGATCAGGATTCAAATTCTGATACTCAAATACTACAGCATTTATCTGATGCAGCAAAAGAAGTGTATTCAGCATTGCCTTTAAAAGTAAAACAAAGATTTGCTGGTAAAACAAATTTAACTTCAGCACAAGGATATGATGTAGAAAATAAAGAAATTATAAATGCTGAAAGAGCTGGTTATTCTGTAAAAGAAGTAGGAATAGGTAGAAAAACACAAGTTGTTGATACAAATAGTATATATCTTGCAACTAAAAGATCTCCAGTTTATTATATAGAAGATAAAGAAATATTTATAAAACCTGCACCTACATCTGAAGAACCAGCACAAGTATACCTTGTAGAGTATCCTAATATTTCTTCTAATTCAGCATCAATTACTGGTATACCTACTACAGCAACTCAAGCTGTAGTTATATCAGCAGCAATAAAATTTTTAAACTTTAAAATGAATATACATGTACAAGAAGATGAAGATAGTGAACTAGCTCAAGCTACTAGTTTACAAATACAAAGTTTACAAGCAGTATTAGCAAATGAATTACAAAGGTTGCAAACACTATCATGACACAAGAACAATTACATGAATTAATAAAAGAACATCATCCTGAAATGTCTGAAACTGAAATACGTTTAAGATTAAATAAAGCGATGAAAGAATTTTGTAGAAAAACAAAAGTATTAAAAGGAATATTTTTGTTTAACACTACAATTGATAAAAGATATTATGGTTTAGATTCTAAAATAATTGAAGTTAATTCAGTTGATTACAATGGTGAGTCAATAAAAAGATTAATGTCTAAACCATCAAAGAAAGATTTAGATAATGACTAGTTACGAAAAATTATACTTTATAGAAAGAGAAGCTATAGCTATAGTAGAAAGAGTTAATAATACTACTTATAGAAGTCCATCTGAAGTAAAAGAAATTACTTTGCATGTAACAAAAGAAGATGAAGCTTTTGTATCTGATGACACTAGTAATAGCGGTATTGGAATGCATGAAAAACCAAGTATCCCAGAAGAATTTCATGAAGTTCTTGCTCATAAAGTTATACAAGAAGGATATCAAAAAAAACCAGAACAAATTCAATTAGCAGTTTACTTTAAACAAGCATTTAATGAAGGAGTCATGGAGGCTAAAAAATATGCTAATAAAGATTTAGATGGGTCTAATTATCATATAGTAGGACATGATTTTTAATGGGATATTTACCAGATTACACTACAACTGAAGAAGTAGAAGCACGTTGGAATCTTGTACAACAAACATTTGCAGAAGCATCGTTTAACTTTAATTCTTTATCAGCAAAAGTTATACTAGATCATAGAACATTAATGTCTCAAGTAAATGTTGTTAGTCCTACTTATAGTTTTATTACAAATGTTCCAGACCCAACATATGCAGCAATAGAAGAAATTTCAAAGCCAACATTTACGGAGGTTACAATTGGCTAGTTTACAAGATAAAGCAATAAAAGATTCATATAAAGATTTATTAACAGTTGCGGGTACAACTTCAAATGAAGGATTAGAAGCAACTGCTAAAAGAGTGTTTGATGGAGAAGGTATAGGTAGTCCTTTATATTTAGGTACTAATACATTAGATATTGTAGGAACTACAACTATAACTGGTAATACAACAATGACTGGTAATCTTACAATTACTGGCGATTTAACTGTAGATGATATTTTAGCAGATGATATAAAAGCTGATATGTTATCATTACGTGATCAAACAAATGATACTCAAGTTAATGTAGCTAGAATTAATTATGATTCTACTGAAGGAGCAAGATTAAATATACTTAGACCAGTAATTATGAAAGAAAAAATTGAAATTAATGGAGCAAATGGAACATTAATTTTAGATGCTGACAATGGTTTGGAAGCAAAAGATGACGGTACATTAAAATTAAAAAGTGTATCATCATTACCATCAAGTCCTAGTGATGGTGATTTAATTAACAAGAACGGTGAAGTGTTTGTGGCTGTGCCATAGACCACCAAAAATAAGGAGTAACAATGGCAACATTTAAAAAGGTGGTTACTGAGACAACTGCAGATACTATTGCTCAAAGTACTACAGGTTCAGCAGCCACATTAACAACAGCAAGAGCAATTGCATTATCAGGAAATGTAACTGGTACTGCAAATTTTGACGGAAGTGCTGGTATAAGCATTTCATCTACAATAGCTAATAGTGCAGTAACAACTGCAAAAATAGCAGATACAGCAATTACAACAGACAAAATAGGAGCTGATGCAATTATTGCAGACCATATATCTGATGAGGCTATTGAAGATAATCACATGGCTGAAGAGTCTGTTGGCTCAACTGCTTTAGTTCCAGGAGCGGTCACTACTGTTAAAGTAGCTGACAATGCAATTAATGCTGCAAAATTAAATGTAAGTGGAAATGGAACATCTGGCTATTTATTAGCATCTGATGCTGATGGTAGTTTTTCTTGGGTTGCTCCACAAACAGGAGATATTACAACTGTAGGTGCTGGAACTGGTTTAAATGGTGGCGGTGCTAGTGGTGATGTAACTTTAAATCTTGATACAGGTTTAACTACAGTAACTTCTATTTACAATAGCTCATTAGCAATAGGTGCTGCTTCAGGTAAAGCAAGAATGGTTTTTGGTGATAGTTCGATACATTTTGCGGCAGACCCAAGTAATCTTACATTGGTTTTAGAAGATGATTCAAATAGTACTACAGATACTCTTAGACCAAAAACTGATAGATGTATAAATCTTGGTACTAGTACTACTAAGTTTAACGATGCTCATTTTAGAACATCATACTCTACTGATGCAGTAATTACTGAAGCAATAATTGGAACTATAAAAATTGGTACTCCTGGTTCTGGTAATAATACTGCAGTAACATCTACTGCTGCTGAACTTAATACATTAGATGGATTTACAGGAACTGTTGCTGATTTTAATTACGCTAAAGATTTAAGAGCAACAGGTGTAACTTCTACTGAATTTGATTACTTAGATGGTGTAACATCTAATATACAAACTCAACTTAATGCAAAAGCACCATTAGCAAGTCCTTCTTTTACTGGTAATGTAACAATTGGTGGTGACTTAACAGTAAGTGGTGCAACAATAACTACATCTACTGAAACATTAGAAATTGCAGATAATACATTAATACTTAATAGTGATCTTGGCTCAAGTGATGCTGGAGTAGATGCTGGATTTGTAGTTGAGCGTGGAAGTAGTGGCGATAATGCCGCATTCTTCTACGATAATAGTGATGCATCGTGGAAAGTTGGAACAAGCAGTTCACAAGCATTGCCTTCAGATGGTGCAAGAATAGCATTACAATCTGTAAAAGCTAGTTTAGATACTACAGACGAATCAGTTCCTGTTGGTGGATTTCAAGTAGCTGGTGGTGTAGCATACGTTAGAACTGCATAAGTTGATTTAATAAGTTCTTGTAATTATATTATCGTATGTCTCAACTTATTAAAAAACCGAAACAAATAATAAAAAACTCAGAACCTAAACAATTGAAGCTTGGTGTTAAGGATACTGACTTTTTATTAAGGTTAATTAAAGTAAGTACTTTTAACGGAGAAGAGATAGAACAAGCTTATAGTGTAATTCAGAAACTAGGAATAATGCATAGGAGTAATCTTGAAGATTGAATTAACAGCTCAAGAGCTTGATGTTGTAGTGCAAGCTATGATGTCAGCAAGTATAAAAGGTGAAGCATCAGTAATGTTTGGTGCTTTGTTGCAAAAGTTAGCTGGTATTCTTGAAAAAGAAGTTGAAAAACTTAAAAAACAGGAAGCCAAGTAATGGCAACATTTCAGAAAATTATTTCTGAAGATAGTAATGGTGTAGTCAGCGTCAGCAGTAAGCTTGGCGTTGGCACATCATCACCTAGTGAAGCACTTCATATTGATGGCAATATAAAAGTAGAAGGTGGTGATACTTATTATGATGCTTATAAAGGTCCTCGCACTACAAGTGAATATTTAGATATTACATCTACAAGAGGATTTAGGTTTAATGACCATGGTGCTGGAGTAAAATTTCAAGTAGATGGAACCCATAATAAAATATCACTTGGTTCTTCAAGCTTGAATATGAATACTGAATCTTATGGACATTTATATTTATCGCTTGGAACAAGTAGTAAAATAAGCTTTCCTGGTGGTGGTACTCACGAAATATATAGAGATAGTTACTATTTAAAATACCAAGCTAATCTTGGTCATGCTTTTAATAGTTCTGGTAATAATTCCTTTGGTGGAACTCATGGAACTATATCTCTTCTTCATAGTTCTACAAACAAAAAAATAGAAACCACTATGTCTGATTTTAAATACATAGCTGGTTCAGGAACTGGTGGTTTTGGATTTAGAACAGTTGGAAGTGATTATGAATATTTAGCAATAAAAAGTTTTAAAACTGGTGCAGACCAAGGTTTAATATTTCAAACTAGAACTCATAGTAGTAGTACACATACAGAAAGAATGCGAATTGCTACTGATGGTAGTGTCCAAATAAATGGACCTTCTGCTGCTTTTGATAATACTTCTGTTGCAACTATGAAAGCATCTTCTCATATTAATTTAGTTAATAGCGATGATATGAGAATTTTATTTACTGAAGGGAATTCTACGTATCGTGGAATGATAGGATATGAACACGCTGGCAGTACCTATGTTGGTATTTGGGATAGCGGTAGTTCTTCTGTTCCTACTTTAATTTCTCAAGGAGGTAAAATTGGTATTGGGACAACTTCACCTAGAGGCAGACTTGATGTTCTTGGAACTTTAGGTTCTCAAGGATTTTATGTAACCGAATATGGTGGTGCAGTTGCTTTACCAACTGATATTGTACACTCATCAGGTGCTGGTACATTTGATATACAAGTAAGAAACTATAGACTTGGTACTTCAACTGGTGGTGATATAAGTATATATCCTAAACATGGTACAAATAGTTTAGGTTTAGGAACTGGAAGTTATCAAAACAGATTTTTTATTAATGGTGCAAATGGTAATACAGGAGTAGCAACTACTAGTCCTACAAGCATATTTCATGTAAATGGTACTTTAACTGTTAATGCAGTAGTTAGATCACATACTGGTAATGGTTTATATTTAAATGCACAAGGTGGTAGTGGTGGATTTTCACATAGATTTCAGCAAGCTGGTACTGATAAAGTAGTTATAAAAGATACTAGCGGTTATGTTGGTATTGGAAATACAGCACCTGTTCATCCACTTCATGTTGATGGTAATTTATTTCTTGGTAGAATAAGTTCTAATAGTACTAATAGCATATTATTTCATCCTGGTAGTGGTGGAGCATATCCGTATATGGATGTTGACAGTGCTGGTAGATTTGACATAAAAATTGATGGCACTACTGCAATGTCTTTTAGTGAAAATGGTGGTGGTATTGGAATTGGAGTAACTAACCCTGCAAATACATTACATACATATGGTTCTAATGGAATAAGGATTGAAACAAATCATCAAAGTGCGGCAGCTCAAGTAATATTTAAATCTCCTGCTGGTTCAGCTAATGGTGGTGATGGCGGTGGACAATTAAATGTATATGATTCTACTGGTAATGCAAGAATTCAACACACAATGAGAAGAGTTAGTTCAGCCGCTAATGGTGATAGTGTTGGTGATTATCCTTATGAATGGTGGTCATCAAATGCTGATGGTGGTTTAAACTTTAGAATGAAGTTAAATAGAACTGGATTAGGTATAGGAACTCAAAACCCTACTGAAAAACTCCATGTAGAAGGTGCAATACAACAATCTAAAATAAAAATTCATAATAGCAGTTATCAGGGGTTTATAGACCATAGTGGAGCTTTCGGTGGTGGTACATTTTTTATTAGGCAACTTGGAAATAATCACGATATAAGATTTCAAACAAATAAAGGCGGT